CGCGAACCTCGGATATATGCCAGGCCAGGGGGAACAGGCCCGACGAGTGGACTCTGCCAGACTTTGAACCGGTAGGCAGTTCCAGCAACTATCCGGGACCGCCACCTTGGCATTACAACTGCCGATCTAGTTTCGCGCCTACCACCAAAAGCTGGGAGACTTTGCAGAAGCAGGGCAATGCAAAAGGTGCGACACGTAAACAGCAGGCCATCGCACGCAAGCTAGACAACAACGCACCGAAAGCAACACGGGCAAGCATGAACGGACAAGTAGCAAAAGGCCTAGGCTACGGGGACTGGTTGAAAAAGCAGCCGAAGTCTGTACAGGTTGAGGCCATGGGTCCTACTAGACGTAAGCTGTGGCAACAGGGCAAGCTAGAGCTCTCGCAGACGTTGGACCAAACAGGTAGGCCGATGTCGTTAGCTGAGATGGGCTTGTCCGATTCGAAAGCAATAGGAAAACCGCTGCCCACTGTAACAAGCAGAAGGACTGGCCTGCCCGAGGGTCCGGATCAGTTCATACCGCCGCCCAAAGTCCCTACCTTAACAAGGTTTGAGGGTTTGAAGAAGGGGCACCAGTTTACTTTCGAAGGCAAGGCCTACCAGGTGCACAAAGCTATCGATGGAACAACAGTGGAGGCCCTGCCATGGAGTACCCGTACAGGCAAGTTTGTAACGCCCCGTAACAGGGTTACATTGACGGCTGGTGGTAAGCCGCCAGTCACGCCGCCAGTCACGCCGCCAGTTACACCACCTAAACCCCCAACACCTGGCAAGGTGGGTACATTTCCTTTCAAGGTAAATGTGGTGACGCCAGAAAACTATCGCAACCTCATCCTGGGCGAGGTATTTACGGATGGCACAACGGTCTACAAAGTTTTCGGCAGCAACCGCAACGGGGTGAGGGTTCTTGTATGGAGCGACAAGTCCAAACGCTTTCTATCTAAGCGTAACGGCCGTACGTTAGGATATACGACAGAGAAGGCCGCAACTGTTAAGCAGTTCAAACAAAGTACAGCAAATTCTGTTGAAGCCTTGGCCAGCTTGTTTGATGCAAACGGCAGGTATGGACAGCGTTGGCGCAAGTTCACGGCAAAGCAAATAACGGCCTTGAAGACAGCTACAGAAAGCATGGGAAGAAACGGATTTAACAAAGTGCTGGCCGAGAGGATGAAAAAGAGAGCGTTGAGTGTAAGTACTTTCAACATGGGAACTGGCCGTCGTATTGATGCTTTCGGAGGCGTTTATGGCAACGAGAATATTGCAGGTGCGTATTGGAATAGCGTAAAGGCTCTTGGTGTTGCAGAATCTGGAGGAATCAAGAGACTGGCACATACGTGGACACATGAGTTTGGTCATCACCTGGATTACACGATCTTCCGCAATCGATCTACGTTATTACGCACCACCACCTTATCGGCAGATGCTGAAGCATTGTTGTTGCAGCTGGACGATTCTTATAAGGCAATGATAGCGGAGTACAGAGCAGCTTCAAACCACATCGGCAAAAAGTTAGGTCTTAGAATGAAAGGCGGCATAATGTCTGCAGGTCAGCAAAGGAATAACTGGTGGCGTATCGAGAGTAGAATGAGAGGCCACGCTCAATCTAGTTATAGTTTGTATAACAAGGCAGAGTGGTTTGCTGAAACGTATGCAGCCTATTTTGACATGGGAGGTAGTAGAGCTAGGCTACTACAGTGGCAGCCTGCTACTCACAATTTTTATCAAACTTTAATGAGCAAAGATATGGAACTGCTTTGGAAGGAGTTATTTAGAACATGATTATTAGACGCGATGGTATAGTGGTTGGGATGCTTGATGACAAATCCTTGAAGTTGACCGATGTGACATCAGCTGAGTTGCAAGAGCTTGTTGATGATTTGCGCGAGAACGGCATGTTTAGGATGGGCAGCCAAGACGAGGAATTGGGGAAAGGCCAAGCTTCTGGAGACATTGGTCGAGAGATCCCGTTCACCCCGGAAAACATAGCTTTCATCGAGATGGACTTACTGACAGCTGGATTCGATGTGCAAACGGCATAGGAGCCCCACTGTCATCCCTCAGACGCTGTCAAAGCGCTGTGTCAGCCCCGTTGCAGCGCCCCCCAGCGGATCTAAGCGCTGACAGCCGCTGACAGAGAATACGCATTATCAACCGGTCGAATAGTATTCGGCCTTTATTAAGTGCCGCAGTGCGGCAAACGGAGAAAAGCAATGAAACCATGGTATGCAACAAAAGAAGAAATACCTGCAGGCCTCGAATCCTTTTACAAAGAAAAGGATGGCAAGTGGGTACTGGAAGTAGAAGGTATGGTGCCGCAGACAGAACTTCAGTCAGCTAATGAGCGGCTGACTGAATTCCGCTCAAATAATATTACGCTGTCGCAACAGCTTAAGGAGTTTGAAGGGAAGAAGTTTCTGTCGCAGGAGGAGCAGGAAGAATTCGACGAGCTGAAAGCAAAGGCAGAAGAGATAAAGGACAAGGATCTTATCGATGCTGGCAAGATTGATGAATTGGTCAATACGCGGACAGAACGTCTGCGTACCGATTACGACAACCAAATCAAGGGGCTGCAAAAACAGGTCTCTGATTCAACTGCGTTGGCCACTAACTATCAGAGCAGGCTTGCTGGGGTATTGGTAGAAGCAGAGGTTGGTAAGGTTATGTCCTCCGCGGGACTGCAACCTGTACAGGGTGCATTGTCAGATGTGGTTAGTCGTGCTCGTAGTGTGTGGAAGGTTAACGACAAGGGCGACCTCGTGGCCTTGGATTCCAACGACAATCCTGTTTACGGCACCGATCCTACTGTACCACTCACAATGGCGGAGTGGGCAGCTTCTACTGCCAAGGATGCGCCGTACCTGTTTATGGAGAACAGTGGTACAGGTGGAGAAGGCGAAAGGAAGGGAGGCGATCGAGGCTCGGATGGTATTATCCGAATCAAGCGCAGTGATGAAATGGCCAAGTCCAAGCATCTAGAGGACATTGCCAGTGGTAAAGCTGTTGTCGTCGACGACTGATCAAACCCTTGTCACGTGAGGAGCGAGGCCCTATAACTCGGAGGTGAGACAAAAAGGCCCTCCACGGTGTGGACGGACTTGGCCGCTGGTGCAGTGCACTTATGGCGTTGTATTCCAAGTCAATTTAACACTTAGGAGGGCCTTTAAATGGCTAACGATCTTTCCGTAGTAGCACCCAAGCTGCTGGCGCAGGGCCTCATGGCATTGCGTGAAAATGCTGTCATGCCTCGTCTCGTCAACCGGGACTACGAAGCAGAAGCAGCAGAAAAAGGTACGACGGTTACTATTCCAATTCCGTCTGCAATCGCCGACAGAGCAGTGGCACCGAACGTGGTTCCGCCAGCCTCTGTTGATTCCGCACCCACCCAGGCGTTGATCCCACTGGACCAGTGGCGAGAGGCACCCTTCCATCTCACCGACAAGGATGTATTGGAGTCGATGAGTGGTGTCATTCCCATGCAAGCTTCCGAGGCTGTTAAGTCCTTGGTGAACTATGCGAACGCGTTCATCCTTGGCAAGTACAAGGGCGTGTATGGCAACTTTGGTACCCCTGCTACAACCCCGTTCCTGTCCTCAGGAGCAGGCACCGCGGACGCTACCGGCGCTCGTAAAGTGCTGAACAACCAGCTCGCTCCGCTCGATAACAGACGTTTCGTTATTGACCCGGATGCTGAGGCCAACGCGCTCAACAACCGAGCCTTCCAAGATATGTCGTTTAGCGGCAGCGCGGAAGGTATCGTTGAGGGCAAGATCAATCGCAAGCTTGGTTTTGATTGGTTCATGGATCAGCAAGTTCCGACGCATACGAAGGGCGTTGCAACTGGCACACCACTCAGCAACGGCGGCAACGCTATTGGTGATACAAGCATTGCAACTGATGGTTGGACCAATGACACGGCCGGGATCCTGGTTGAAGGCGATCTCATTACATTTGCAGGTGATACGCAGACGTATGTTGTCACGGCAGATGTTGCTTCCGGTTCGACAACAGGGCCTGCGACCGTTCCGATCGCACCTGCATTGCAGGCAACGCTCGCAGACGGCGTTGCGATCACGGTTGTTGCCAGCCATGTTGTCAACTTGGCCTTCCACAGAGATGCGTTCGCGTTCGCGTCACGTCCTCTGAAGGATTCGGCACAAGGCCTTGGCAGCATTATTGAATCGGCTACCGATCCTGTTAGCGGCCTGTCTTTGCGTCTCGAGATTTCTCGGCAGCACAAACAGACCCAGTTCAGCTACGACATCCTGTTCGGCGCTGCTCTGGTTCGGCGCGAGCTTGCCTGTAGGCTGTACGGATAAGTTTTCTCCTAGGTTGGCACCACTGAGGAGTTTGGTCGAGGTCTGGCAATATGCGGACCTCGGCCAGTTTTTAAACTTAAACGAGCAGGAGAACAAAATGGCTGAACAAGAAGCATCCCACCAAGTTATTGATACAAACCAACCCAGGCCGCTCAAAGGTCTTGTCTTGCGAGGCCGCAAGTCGGTTGAAACAGTTACTTGTGAAGGCCCCCCTGGGGGACGACAGATGGTTGTCAATGCTGACGACTACGACAGAAAGTTGCATGGACCGAAAGTGGAGGCCGATCGACTTCCAACTCGGACAAAGAAAAAGGCCGTGAAGAAAAAGGCCGTCGCCGAGAACCAAGAAGAGTCCGATTCGGAGTAGTCAACCCAGAATAGGAAGAGAGCATGGCTCTGACATTAGACGCAACTGTTGGTGGTACAAGTAGCAATTCTTATACCACGGCCGCGGAAGGTGACTCTTATCATGAGGCTCGCCTTTTTAGCACAGGATGGACTGGTGCTAGTACAGCAACAAAGGAGGCCGCACTTGTATGGGCCTCCCGTATGCTGGATTACTCGTTTGATTGGACCGGTTCAAAGTACACTATCGAGCAAGCGCTAAGGTGGCCTCGGTATAGTGCTTTGGATCGCGATGGCCAGTTATTCGATAGCAACGAAATACCAGCCGAACTGAAAGATGCAGTGTCAGAGCTTGCTCGCCTTCTTATAGCAGGCGACCGAGGTGCAGAGAGTGGGACGGAGGGCCTCAAGCGTTTGAAGGTAGACGTTATTGAGTTGGAATTTGATAAGCTTGATCGGGTGAACGCAATTCCCGATGAAATTTATCAAATGATTTCTCATCTAGGAAGATTGCGGTCTGTGACCTCCAGTGGAGGCCAGGCGGTGGCGGTGCCACTGATAAGGACATAAGCCATGGGACTGCAAGCAACAATTCAAAAC